CAAGGCTCTGCCAATGAACAGTATCTTTTACAAGATCTGATCAATGAGCATTTAAAAACTTATGGAATAGAAGTTTATTATATTCCAAGAAAAGTCCTGGGTCAAGATAATATCATCAGGGAAATTGAAGCATCAAAGTTTGATGATAACTTTGCCATTGAGGCATATCTAGAAAACTTTGATGGGTATGCTCCTGGTTCCGATATTATGACTAAGTTTGGAATCAATCTTCAAAACGAAGTTACACTTGTTCTTTCAAAAGAGAGATTTGAAGAATTCATTCAACCATTTATGGCTGAAGTTGATGATACTCAGATGTTGATTGATAGTAGACCAAGAGAAGGTGATTTGGTTTACTTCCCACTGGGAGAAAGATTGTTTGAAGTTAAGAGGGTAGAACACGAACAACCTTTTTACCAACTAGGCACAAACTACACATACAAACTTCAGTGCGAACTCTTTCAGTATGAAGGAGAAGACATTGATACCAGCATTGAGGTTATTGATGATGAAGTAAAAGAAATTGGTTATATCACAACACTTACGCTGGTTGGGCAAGGAACCACTGCTGAACTTAGAATTGATAACTTTGGTAGAACTGGCACTCTCCAGAAAATTGTTCTTACCAATGATGGGGCTGGATACACCAGAGTTCCAACTGTTTCTATTAGCACCTCACCTGCTCTGCTTCCAAACTCTACTGCAGAAGCAGTTGCTATCACAACCGTAAAAAATGGTGTCCACTCTGTTGATAGAATCTTAATAACAAATCCTGGATTTGGATATACCGTACCACCAACGGTAACTATTACCAGTATTGCTAATACTGCACCTGGTGGTCAGGGTGTTTATGGTACAGGTGCTGCTGCTACCTCTGTTATTGCAGCAAACACTGGTATTGCTTCTATTCGTGTTATTAACGGTGGTAGCAATTACTATAACACTCCTATTATTTCGTTTGGATCTAGTACAGGTGCTACTCAACCAGTAGTTGAACCAGTTATTGTTGATGGTGTAATTACAAGTCTTCTTTTCCAAAACACTGGATCTGGATATAGTTTTGCCCCACCATACTTAATAAGTAGAACTGGAGCAGATGGAACCCTTTCCAATACAAACTATCAATATAATGAGGAAGTGGTTGGTCAGGCATCTTCCGTAACCGCAAAGGTTAGAGATTGGAATTACAATACTGGTGTTCTTAAGGTCGGAATAAATAGTGGTACATTCTATGTTGGGGAAGAGATTGTAGGATCTGCTTCTTCGGCAAGATGGAAAGTTGCATCATATAACGATTATGATGAAACATCTCCGTATGATCAAAACGAAGAGTTTGAAACTGAAGGTCTAAGCATTGTTGACTTCAGTGAAGATAATCCATTTGGTGACTTCTAATGTTAGGAACTTATTTTTACCACGAAATTATTAGAAGGACTATCGTAGCCTTCGGTACTCTTTTCAATAACATTCATATCCAACATAGGGATAATGATGGAAATGTTGTTGACGACATTAAGGTGCCATTGGCATATGCTCCAATGCAAAAGTTCCTTGCTAAGATTCAACAGCAAGCAGATCTCAGCAAACCAGTTGCGATTACTTTACCAAGAATGTCATTTGAAATGACAGGTATTAATTATGATCCTACCAGAAAGACAACAGCAACCAAAACTTTTAAAGCAGTTACCGCAGATGGTAACAACATTAGACAAGTATATCTTCCTGTTCCATATAACATCAACTTTCAGTTAGGTCTATATGTTAAGTTGAACGATGATGCTCTTCAGGTAACGGAACAGATTCTTCCTTTTTTCCAACCATCTTTCAACTTAACAGTTGATCTTGTCTCTTCTATCGGAGAGAAAAAAGATATTCCAGTTGTTCTCAATGGAATTTCTATGCAGGATGATTATGAGGGTGACTTTTCTAGCAGAAGATCTTTAATCTATACTTTTGATTTCACTGCTAAGACTTATCTGTTTGGTCCTATTGCAGATTCTTCTGATGGTCTCATCAGAAAAGTTCAAGTTGATATGTATACTAACACAGATCAAACAATTGCCAAGAGAGAACAGAGATATACTGCTGTCCCAGATCCAATTGATGCTGATCCTTCAGATGATTTTGGATTCTCCGAAACATTTGAGTTCTTCACGGATTCTAGAAACTATAGTCCTACTAAGCAAGAGGATATTTAATCATGTCTGGATATGATGGTATTGATAAGGCACTAGATGTTGAGGCATCTATTGTGCCAGAAGGTGGTTGTTTGCCTAGAAAAAAGCAACTGAAAAATATCACTGACAAAACTGATATTGATAGGGACTATGAATATAGCAGAGGACAACTCTATTCTATTATTGAAAAGGGTCAGGAAACTCTGGACGGTGTAATGGAGTTGGCACAAGAAACCAACTCACCAAGAGCATATGAAGTTGCTGGTCAGTTGATTAAGAATGTTTCCGATGCAACCGATAAACTTCTCAAGTTGCAGAAAGAACTTAAGGATCTGAATGCTGAAGATAAGTCAAGCACAACTAACATCACTAACAATGCTTTGATTGTTGGTACTACTGCCGAACTACAGAAGTTAATCAAGCAAGGATTGTTAGACGAAAAGAAAAATAAATAACTGGGTAGATAGTATTTGGAATGGTCGAATGAATGAATCGAACAAAAGTGGTGATTCTTCTTTGCACGACTGGTTTACTAAGAGTCGTGCTTCTGATGGCACCCCTGGTTGGGTTCAATTGGGTGGCAAATATGCAGGAAAACCCTGTGCAAAGCAACCAGGACAGACAACCAAACCAAAGTGTGGTTCTTCAAAAATGAAAAGGAACCTAGATAAAGGTGAGGAAGAGGCAGCATTTCGTCGTAAGAATCGTCAAGATCCAAATCCAGATAGAAAAGGAAAGGCAAAGAACGTGGCAACTGAAGAGACCATTAATGAAAGGGGTGATTTCTGGCATCCTGATCCCGAAAAAGACCGCAAGTTAGGTGGTCCTGGTGCTAACAAGCGTGCTCGTGAAGATCGTGGGCAAAGTACATCTGCACAAACAAAACCCGATTACAGCAAAAGATTGAAACCAGGTGAATCTTATATGGATTTTGCTAAACGCAAGCAGGCAGAGAGAACTCGCAAGGAAGAAATGGAACTTGACGAAAAGTGCTGGAAAGGTTACACCCAAAAGGGTATGAAGAAAAAAGGCAATAGAGTTGTTCCCAACTGCGTTCCTGTTGGTGAAGAAAAAGAAGGTGACCATGAGTTTGAGATGGCACGTCGTCAACTTGCAACAATGAAGAATGCTGCTAATAGACTTGAGAAGAAAATGGGTAAAAAAGGTGAGGGAAATCTGAAAGCCTGGGTTCAATCAAAACTAACCAAGGCTGCGGATTATGCTGACACTGCTGCCGACTATGTAACTAACGAAGCAAAGAATATTCATGGTGACATTGAAGTCCCCTCTGGTAATGGTGGTAAGTTAAAGAAACTTGCTTCTAGAGCAGCAAAAAGAATTGATACTGATGTTGATGGTGACGTAGAGCATAATGATAAGCACAAGGGTGAGTATGGTGAGTTTGTTCCCACTGGTGGTGATCCCCGCAAAGCACAGGGTAGACAGTTTACTTCACTAAAACTAAAGTCTGTAAAAGAAGCTCTTGAGGAGCAGAATAGAGTTCAAACCACTGGTCAGGCAGGTGATCCTTCTACCATCACTTATCCTGGTGGTGGGTCTCAAAGAATTGTTCCTGGATCCACTGTTATTCGTGACGTTGACACTAAACCCAAACCAGATCCCAAAAAGAAATTTAGAGACACTCTTCAGTCTGTAGGTTCTGCTTTATCAAGTAATCCACTGGGAACCACTCTCAAAGCAGAAGAAACTGAGATTGATGAGGGTATCAAGATGGCTCTTGTCAGAGCCATTGATAAGACAAAACCAGGTCCTTTTACTAGAAGAGGAAGAATCAGAGATAAGTTAGTTAGATCTGAGATTGAAGATGCTGC